GTTCGTGTGCGCCAACGGGTCTGAGAAAAAAACCCACCCCCCGTTATGGCGTAGGGGGGGTATTTCCCCTGCGACTATTGCACGATCTGTGTGCTGCAATCAGTGGACTTGCTGGATCACCGGGGTAGTAGTGGTCTGCCGTAAAGGGGTCATCCAGCCTTCTGCCTTGTCCACATAACCAACAGACAGTAGCTGTATCCCTGACGATCTTTGCTTGCTTCTGGTAGTTGCCCTTGTAGTGCGGTCTAGTGGCGTTACGCTCTAGGTCTGCCATACGCTGGCAATCATTACATAATGACGGATTACGATGCAGTGCCTTGCACTTAAGACATGGTTTGTTAAATGCCATTTGCTCTAGCGATTATCTTGCCGTTGCCATAGGAGCGGTACTGGTCTAGTGTCCCCCTAGTGTTGGGGTCGTGCATTGAAGCTGCTTCCATTGCTCGCAGTGCTGATAGGTCATGGTTCTTATGCCAGTCAGGTTTGTATTGCTTATCAGCTAGTGACCCTAGTGCTAGGTCTGCGCCTGAACCGATAGCCCAGTAAGGCGCGGCAGTTAGCACACTAAAGTCCTCACCTATTAGGAATGCTTTGCCATGTGTAATCAGTAAGGCTTCAGCATCCATGTCGGTATCTTTAACGGTGTCATCTATTAGTGGAATCACCTTAGTAACAATCCACTTCATCCACTCGCCAGACTTAACTACTTCTGCCGGTGGCTTAGGGTATTCAATCGAATACTGCAACTGATCGCAGACTCTTGCGCTCCCGGCTACACCAATAAGCCAAGTGTCTTGCTGAACGATCTTAGGCATGTCATGGTGAATAACGTTAGAGGTAATCCCTTGATCTGCTGTAAGCGTGCAGAAGTTGTTGCCTGTTGTCGTAACTATCGTGGTCATCTATCTAGCCCATCGCTTAGGTGTATGCCGTATCTAACCAAGTCCACTGCTGACTGTAAGCCTGCTAAGTATTCCAGCGTAATGCTTGGGTCACCTAGCACTCTATAAGTAACCATTGCTTCTAGTTCTGCTTCGATAACGTCAGCTATTGCGTTGCGAGTTATCCCAACACTTAGCGACAGATTGACAACGCTTTTCTCTAGCTTCTCAAGGTCTGCATCTGGCTTATTCTTTAACGCTGAACGCACAAGGTCATTGTGAATAGTCACGCCAACAGTGTCAGTCCAGTTCATGCGCCTAGTCTATTAAGGTCTAAGACTTGATTTATCTATTGACACGTTGGCAGCCTGTAAGCATTCCCAGTAACTCTCGTGGTCTTGTGTATCACAACCAGCGCGACAGATGCCGTTAGGTTCAGTCATTAGTCATCCCAACTATTCTTTAACCAGCCTTCAGCCTTACCGATTGCCGGGTTCTGCGTTATGTAAGTGTGGCAAGGTCTACAAAGCAATGCAAGGTTGTCCATGTCCGTAATGCTTCCACCTCTAGCCCGTGTCTTGATTTCGTGTACATCTGTTGCATAAGCCACAGCGCAACGCTGACAAGGTGGGAAGTCCCGTAGCAACTCTTGGACTAACTTACGGCGTTCAGTCGCGTACAGGCTTTCCATCTTCTTGGAGCGTGGTCTTATTGGCTTAGTCATTAAACGGTAAGTCCCTTACTGTGGCGATACAGTGCTGCTTCATTACCTGCATTGCAACATGAAGTGCAGGCTCTTGGTCAGTAATCTTAATGGCTTCTAGGGCTTCAATGATCGTGTCACGGTGAGCGATCAGGCTCTTGTTCCTGTAACAGCTAGGGCACAAGGAATACTGCCGTTGTAACTCGTACACAGTCCACCAGCCATCCGTTTGACTGGATGACCGGTGGCACTTGTGGCATTTACTTTTCATCAGTAAACGGCTTATTTAGTTCTTCAGTGTAAAGCCACTCTCTGTCTAGAGCTGCAAAGATTGGCTCACCTGTTGAGTTGTCTGCGTTTAGCATTTCAAGAAATGCTTGCTGTTGATCAGAATGATGCTTGCAAGCTAGTCGATACCCGGCAAGGAATACCAAGATGCTTACTGATGCTGTTGCTAGAACTAGGGCAATAATCATAACCAAGGGTCACTTTCTAGGTTTACTTCTTTGGACTTGTTTGCTTTGACTACGGCTGCGATTTCATCAGCTGTAATTTCTACGGATGTGCGCTCTACACCGTTCTTATCTTCATACTTTGATACGCGAACCTTACCGATAACTAGAATCGGCTGACCCTTTTTGAACTGGTCGGCTGCTGCATCTGCTAGACCACGCCACAAAACAATGTCGAAGTAGCTTGTTTCGCCGTCTGTCCATGTGCCGTCTTGATTCTTACGGCGTTCGTTACACGCAATGCGCAACTTACAACGGCTAATGCCTGATGCTGTTACTTGAAAGTCTGGCTCAAAGACCAGATTTCCCTGCGCTGTGATTGTTGGTAGTGCCATTTTTTTATCCTGCTTCCTTTTGTCGCTCACGATAAATTCGTGAGTTTCTTGCTTCTTTTGTTTCTGGTTCTAACTTTCTTTTGTAATCTTCGTCAATCCTTACGGGTTCTATGTGAAAGAATCTACGAAGTTCTATGCGCTTTGCTTCTGTTGTGCCTGCCCAGTAGCCATTAACTTTGACTTCTAGCGCGTATTGCAGGCAGTCATCGAACACATCACAGCTAAGGCAAATGCGCTTCAGCGTTGCTTCTGTGCTTGGAGCAATAGCCCCGGTTGGGAAAAACAACTCAGGGTCTACGCCTAAGCAGTTAGCCCGTGATGTATCAAACATCTTGCACCTCACTTGCAATGACCTGACAACCAATACGATCTGTGGCGTATTGCTTTGATGCGCTTAAAGCTATAACTAAGGCATCGTCTGTATAAAGTCCACCAGTTGTAAGCCCGTCAAAGGTGCTGCGAACTAACTTATCTAGGTCAGGTTTAACGGCAGGCCACTTACGAGTCACGGTCTTAGGTCTAGGCAAATGAAACACAAGGGCAATCTCTACCGGGGTAGTTAGTGTCCACTGCTCAGCCATAGGCCATTTACTTGCTCTGTATTCCTGTGTAGCTGATGCAACGGCTTCGCGCCAAGGCTTAACCTTTTTGCTAGACTCAACCATGACCACGCGACCATTCTTAACAAAGCCATTCTTTGAACCTTGCGGTGCTGGCTCGCCGTCAATCCAAAAGCTATACATTGCCCACCCAGATCGCTAGAACTGCGCCGTGTGATTCTTTGCGCTTTGCTTTGCCGTAGCCAACTTTGCGAATCCAACCTGCACGCGCTGCCTTGTTCATAATTGCACCTGATGCGTTGTTCTTATGCTGACCAACTCCACCGCTAGGAAGTCCAGTCATTGCTAGAACATCCTCGCTAGTGAACTCAGTGCCACGCTTTGCCAGTTGCAAGATCGCTACAAGTGCTTGGTCTGACCAATCAGGTTGAGCATCTAAAGCTAGTTGCATCCCTTGTTCTTTACTTGTCATCGCGCACCGCCCTAAGTGCCGGGTGGTTATCTGACGGTGGCAAGTTATCGCGTACTGCAAAGGCTAGAGCCATAAGAATCATGCCTAAGAATCCACCTAGTAGGAATAGGACTGCGCCTAGTAGAAATGTCATGCTCCCAACTCAACTTTCTTGTTGTCAAAGATAATGCGCAAGTTGCGCTTCTCTGCATCTGTAAATTCACCTGACTGAATCAACGGCACGATCTGGCTTAGTTCAACCAGTGATGCTGCGGTGTTGATGCGCTCAATCATTTTCTGAGTAGCTGTGCTTAAGTCTTTAGTTGCTTTAGGTGCTGGTTTTGTTTCCCCCGGTGCTTCCTTAGCCCAGAGATCAAGTGCTACGCCAAAGCGCATTGCTGCGTTTCTGATTGCGTTACCGATTGCGCCTTTAGTCATGTCGAACTTGTCACGACCCTGTGGTTCACCGTAGCCGTAGCGAGTAACACCACAAACCGTTAGTTCAATCCATAGACCGCCGTTTGAGTCAAAGGCTGGTAGTCCTGATTCTGTAAATGCTAAAGGCTTCCAAGTCCACATAGGGTCTACCTGAAGCAAGCGATCAGTTACCCAAGCGTGGCTAACGTAATCTAGTTGCAATCCGCCAGTTGGCAGTTTCTGTATTTGTTCTTTTGGAAATGGTGCGCGTAACGCATCCTGTTGTTCTTGCTTCATCGTGTTTCCTTTTCTGCTTTGATTTTGTTTAGCTTTTCGATAATCGTTATAGCGTTCTGCTTACTCATTTTGTTAGGGTCTATTTCTCTATTGACTAGAGCGTTCATAAACTGCTTCTGGCTTGCATCTTCTTTAATCCCAATGCTCATTAGAAGTCGGTAGATAAGAAACTTCTGATCACGGCTTGCGTACTGCATACCTAAAGGAACGTAGCCCATTAGTTACCACCTAGCGCAAACCAAGTGCCAACGAATAAGACGTACGCAATACCGATAACGGCGAGTGCTTGCAATAGTGCGCCGATCATTTTGGCGCGTGGTGTCCAGTTCCAGTTACGCATTTTGTAACTCCATTTCTAAAACGTATTTGAACGCATACTCTTTTGCTTGGGCGTAGCTGTTGGCATAAGCAACTGTTTCAATTTGTGCTTCGTCAAAGACGTACCAGCAACAACGGCATTCATTCTGTCGCGCCCATAGAACGTCAGTTCCAGCTACTCGATAGCCACCGATTGAGTCTTTAACTGCTTTAAGTTTCATTGTGCATCTACCTTTGTTGCTTTGCGTTCTGCTTGTTTTTTAGTCAGTTGTGCCTTACATTTGGAACACTCAGTTAAAGCTAACAACTGGGTAAAAGTTGCTTTTTCTAAAGCTTTGACATGTAGGGAACGACTACCGAAATTCATTCCTGATTTGCACTGCATTTCGCCTGCAATAACAGCGTGGGTCTTGCCACTTGACATAGAACCATCATTACAAATAGTGCCCGTTAAATATTTACCTTGATAAGTTAATTTCATTGCTTTGTTTCCTTAATCCTAGAACCTTGCGGTTCGCTTATGTATAACGCTACTGCATATGGCAGACAATTTTTACCATTTCAGCTATCTTTTTTTATTTATTTTCTTCGTACATTTGTTCTAATTTGTATAGGCAAAAACCCTTAGAAATCGGCGTTTTTCTAGTTTCTCTTTAGGGACTTTGCCAGATTTGCTTAGCTTGTAGCGTTCTTCAGGGGTCATACCGCCCCACATACCCCATTTTTCTTCTAGCCCGATCTCTAGGCAGAAGCCCACAACTGGGCATTCTTCACACAATCGCCGGGCTATGTCGTAAAGGTGGGGTTCGTCATCTTCAGGAAAGCAAGTATCCGGGTGAGCATCGTTGCACGCTGCCTTATGCATCCAGCCTTCAGGAGCAGAACAGATTAGGCACATGCCTGAATCTAGCCACTCCTCATGCTCACAGTCTTTAATCATTAGACCATTATGGTCGCTTGAGTCCCATTTCCACCAATTTGGCGCGTACATCGTCAGGCATACCTTGTGACTTAGGGCTTGAACCTAGCTCTTTAGCCTTAGTCTTTTCTAGTTCACGCTCACGTTCAGACTTCCATTTAGCCACAACATTTACAGGCATAAACACTTCAGATGAAACCCGGTAATGCTCTTTAGCGCACTTAGCAGCGAATGCGTAAGGCACTTCATCGCCAACAATAACCAGCCAAGCTTTAGCCATCAGTTCTTTCTCTGTATCGTCACGCCTTGAAACTCTAGGGTCAATCAAACTAATCGTGCCTAGCAGTTGCGCCATCTCAGCTGCGTTCATTGCCCTAGTTCCTTTGACTGATTTGAGAGTTTGTTTATGACATTCGCCCAACCTGATAAGCCACTGCCACTAGATTTCATCTTCAGTTGCAATGCGCCAAATTGTTTGCGTAACTTTGCCGGGCTTAACACGTTAGATCGCCAGAACGAATCCTGCTGCACCCAGCGAATCGTTTGCTCAATCTGTTCGTAGCTGTAACCATCTAAGCGGTTAAGGCGTTCAATCTCTTGATGCCATTTGTCAGTCACGTCAGGTCGCTTAATGCCGTTGGCTTCAATTAGGTCTGCTAACAGATTTGAGAGTTGAGTTATCTCGACACCGTAGGTGCGAGTAGTAAGTTCTTTGGTTCTAAGTTCTATATGGTTATTAGTTTGTGCATCGTTTTTGGGGCTACCCGTAGCATCATTTTTGGGGCTACCTACCCTCGTTTTTGATGCTAGGTAGTTGCATAAATGAGTGCTGGCTGTGTGCATGTGATACAGGTTAGAAGTCCAGTCACCTGTTTCATTCTTGCGCTTGATGTAGCAGATAGCACCAATGGCTATCAGTTCTGTTTTTGCTCTATCAACTGTTGCGATAGATGAACCCATTTGCTCTGCAAGTTTTTTGCGTGACCAGTAACTTGTGCCGCGCTTGTTATCGCCGTTCTTGCGTAGCACTAAATAAAGTTTTATGGCCGTAGCTGATACGTCAGACTCAAATACCCAGTTAGGTATCTGTTGGAACGGAAGTGGTTCAACGTGTATTTCGTCTGTGTCTTGACTAAGATTGTGCATAAGCACCTCTCACTAGGTGTTTGAATAGGCTCACGTTGTCGTAATGGCGTGAGCCTATTCCTATTCTACTACTAGATGTTCTCTTGGAACTCGACCTTAGACCACTTAAGGCGCAAAGCTTCTGCTACTGCTTGACGTTCAATCTCAGGCAGGTTAGCAATTTCATCTAGGCTAACTTCAACCATTTCAGAACCGCAAAGGAACTCTAGAACGGCAACCATTACTAGCTGATGTTCGTCAAACTCAGGTTCGTCAATGTTGTCTATAACTTCCCAGACCTTAGCCCAATCAACCGGGGTAACGGCATCGTGATTCTGGAATAGCTTGTGTTCAGCCATCCACGTTGTCTGCACCAACTGTTCGCTTGGTGTTCTCATTGCTTTGCTCCTGTCATTAGTTCTATTGCTGATCTGATCACTTGACTTACATTTGCGTTGTGTTGATGCGCCCACTGTCTAACTGCAAGCATCTGCTCATTGTTAAGCCGCAGAGCAATTAGATTCTCTTTTGTTTCTTTCTGTTCGTCAGCCATTGCTAACCCTTCCTTTTGGATACGGCTGTATTTCATACCGCAAGTCTTTAAGCATTTGTTTGCGTTGTGTTTTAGAACCAACAAAGATTATGTAACGGTGCTTTCTAGATCGCTCAATAAAGTAAACGTTGTCCTCGCCGTACTTTTCTTTCAGCTGCGCGTTAGTCAATCCATGAGCATAAGTTGCATGATGCTGATGTTCTAGGCCGCGTACTACTGGGTCAAGAAACTTGCTACTCAATCCCGTATAGAGAAAGTTTGTAGCTTGATAAACAATGCCTTCATGGTTCTGCTTTGTGTCTGCATAACTAACAATGATGCTGGGCTTAGGCAGTAACTTTAATGATGCGCCAACTAATCTGCTGGCTTCATGTGGTTTGTTATTAACTAATACAAGGCGGTTCAGTTCTAGAACGTGCTGCGCCCATTGCTCACCGCAGACACCGCGCAACAATGTTGATGAAGCTGGCGTGCCATAAGTAACTACGCCAACTAATGCGCCATGCTCAAACAATCCAAAGGCGTAAGTTATTGAAGGCTTGCGGCGTGCGTAATGCACATTCAGTATTAGATGCTCTGCATCTTGAGTCTGGATAGGCTGCACTGCGTAGCCTTCTAGCACGTCAAAGAAACTTGACTGCCATTCCATCTGCTTCATAGTTTGAGGTTATACAGGTTGTATGACAAATGCAAACAGCCCCACCGTGTTGGCAGGGCTGTCGCTAAATTGTTTACTAGCTTTCACAGTCATCTACTAAACCATCTTCTATGTCGTTCATAACTTCATCCCAGAGTTCAGCTTTAGTCATGCTGTGACGATCAAATTCATAACATAAGACTCCACATAAATTAGATTCCCAGAATTTGCCCTGCGGTGCGAGTATTTCAATTTCTTCAAAATCGTATTTACCGGGATCTTGCGTTAGCAATGCACCTAGCTTATCTAGTGCTTTTATGACTTGTTGCTTTGTTGCCATTGTCTTGCTCCTGTCCTAGTTGGTTTCCCAACGCCTATGTAAATAGTTTAGCATACTTTGTTATACAGTGCAAATCCCGCGTGTCCATAGGGTTTTTTGGCAAAAGTAAACCCACCGCACAAAGCATAAGACGGTGGGTTTACGGTTTAGGGGTTACCTAAAGCTGCGCAAGTCTGCTCAGTCTAGCGCGTAAGTGTGCCAAATACACAATCGCATCGTCAAGTTCTTCTAGCGTTTCTTGTACAACCTGACCGCCAGACTTTGTTTCTATGGATTGCTGGTTGCCCCGGCTGTATTGTTCATCGCCTGTACCTATGATTCTTGAGCGTAGCGACTCAACGCACGCGGTAACTTGGTCAGCTAGTTCTTCACTTGTCAATTTCCATCACCTCGTAACACTTTCGACATTCAACAACTGAATAAAGTGCATAACGAATTTCAATCCATTCGTGCTTACAAAACTTTGAGGTCATCCCATTTCCCTTCGCCTACGGTGAGTGTCACCATTCCTGCTGGTGCTTCTGCGCCACTTGTATTTGAAAACCACTGACTACCGCCATCAAGCGCAGGCATCTGGATGTGAGTCTTGCGACCTGACTGTTCAACCTTTAGGTGATGGTAGTGACCACTAAGTAGCAACGTAGCCTCGCCAATGTCTTGCTGACCGTGTGCCATGTTCTTCCACCACTCAACCGCCTTACCCCTGCACTGATGCCCATGCACTAAACCAACCACAGTGCCAGCCATGTCTAGAGTCACGGTCAATGTGTCGTACTTAGGGAACACAAATGAAACATGCTTAAAGTCAGGATGATCTGCCAGCGCATCTGCAACTGCTGAAGCAGCATCCAGCGCGAATGAATCCGTGTAAGTAGTTGCCATTGAATTACCAACGCGCACCGCTTCATCGTGATTACCGGGAACGCAAGGCACAATAACCTTGTCAGCTAGTGGCGCAAATGCTTTGACCATGTGCAATAGCAAACGGCGATAGACACGAATCTGAGCAGTTAGGTCTAGGTCTGTACGCCAGATGTGCTTGCCATTTTGTGAGTTCATGCCTTCGATGCAATCGCCAAGCTGTGGCAGGTAGACGGTTCCAATGTCGCGCCCTGCCTTGCGTAGTTCTTTGAGTCTGGCAACGGCTAAATCTGTCTTATGTAATACGTTCTGGATAATCTGCTCAGAGCCACCACCGTCAATTTTCCCGACTTGGGTATCGGCTAGTACCACAACGTAGGCTAAAGAGCCTGTGCGTTGCGCTGTGGGCTTCCTAGAGGGTGTTTGTGGCTTCCACTTCGCAACTATCTGCAATAGGTCATCTATTGGCACTGCGTTAGAACCACTATGTGGAACGAACGTAGCCCTAAAGGACTCTAGCCATTCCCCATCCCAACGCTGCCACTTGCTACGCCGTAGACCTGTTATACGCCACTTAGCAGGGTCTAGTTCAAACTCAGCTAAGAGTTCAGCGTGATCAGGTTCATCGCCTGCTGGTCTAGGTACTGAGCGCAAAACGCCACCGCTTGAGTCGTATTCAATGCCGGGTTCAAACCCTGCTGGAATACTTTTGGCAACGCGCTTTCTTTGTTCATCATCGCCTAACTGACTTAGATCATCTTTAAGACTCACAAGCGCAACCGACTTCCTTTTGTCCACGTTTTCTATGACGTAGTAATGACTTCCTATGGATGTTGTAACCATGCTTTTCTAGAACTCTGGCAAGCATCGCCATTGAGGTATCAGAACTATCTATTGCTTTGAGTAAGGCTTCTGATTCTTTAGCAGGTAATTGCTTTAGTAATGTGCCAACAGTGCAGGCGTTTACATTTGTCTTAACACTGGCTATGTCATCTAACAGCGACACCATAGACCACCTCTCGGATAGGTTAAGTCAAGCGTAACCTAAAGGTAAGTCAGTTTGTGGATTTCTTAGCGCGTGTTGGTCTAGTAACGTGATTCTCAACAGCTACAAGGCGGTCATCAACTTCAGACAGTTTGCTTTCAATACGGTTCACAGTTGCTGCAATATCCGGGAGCGACTTGCCGCCGTTAGCGTGTGGTTGCAATGGGTAAGTCATGGTATCTATGTACGCCTTAATAGGTTTAACAATGCCCCACTTGATAGCCATACCTGCAAGCAATGCAATCGCGCTTAAAGCTCCTGCGTATTGCCCTAGTTCAATTAGTCCCATTACGGTTGCCACCACTTAAATTGTCTTTGGTCTGAGTAACACTTTCCGCCTACAACTTTATACTGAGCAACGATTGGGTAAGTGGTTTTGGATTCCCACCACATCGTGCCTTGCCAGTCTTTTGTAGTTTCGTCTGTAAATGAAAACGTGGTTGTGCCAGTTGTGTCTTTAGTGCCGTCAGGATGTAACCGGGCTAAACGCAACTTGACATACTTAGGTCGTTTCTCACAGTTAATGTGTAGCTGAACAAAGAACAAAGAACGCTCACCACCAAGAACAAATGGGTCACAGTTCTTAAATGTCTGCCACTTGCCAGTAACGCTTTGATTGGATTCAACCTTGCACAGCCCAGACTTTTTAGCCATAGGAACTAGATAAGGTTCAACCGCTTCCGCGTGAACTTGTGACGTAAAGACTAAAGATAAAGCGATAGCGCAGGCTGCTAATCGCCTAAGCATTACTTCGCTAAGATCGCAGATGGGTCAATGTCTTTGCCGGCTGACCAACGAATGTTGTCGCGCATTTCAAAGTGAAGATGCGGCCCGGAAGAATTGCCTGTGTTACCTGACTCAGCAATATGCTGACCCTTGGTGACCTTATCGCCAGCCTTAACAAGTGCTTTAGAAAGATGCGCGTAGATTACCCAACCGCCATCAACTTTCTGAACCAACGCTGTGCCGTATGCCTTGCCCCAAGATGCGTTTTCAATCTTGCCGTCAGCTACTGCAACAATGTCTGTTCCCTGCGGAACTGCAAAGTCTACGCCTGTGTGATAGCCCTTGCTCCACATCTTGCCTTTTTTGCCGTATGCGGTTGTAATCTTTCCGCCGTTAATTGGTAAGCCCATTGTTAATCCTCATCATCTTGTCTTAAAGGCAATGTTACCAGCCAGACAAAAGCACCGATCATAATTAGCAACCCAGTAACCCGCTTAGCTGAACCGTCTAACGTAAAGTATGCAATGAGCATGCCTACGAATGTCCATGTTTCACCAGTTACTTCACGCAGGTATGTCTTTAACCATTTCATTTATTTCATCCTTCTAGGTAGTGCTAGTTGTCCTACGATTACGGCAGCCACAACGACTGACTGTGATTCTTCTCTTTGTTCAGGTGTCATGTCTGAGCCAATGTTCATAAACGCTTCAGCAGCTTCAAACAGTGCAACGATTCCCGGCACGCTTGCCAAAGCACTAGGCACTTCTAGAGCTACGACCTGCTCATTTATAGGCTCAGGCGTTGGCTCAGGTGCTGGCACTAAATCTGGCACTAAATCTGGTGCGATAGGTGTTGGCTCTATAACAGGCACAGGAGCAACCTCAGGCACGATAGGCGTAGGTTCAGGTTCAGGGACTACTACGGGAATTGGTGTAGGCTCTGGTGCTTGTGTGGCTTCGATTGTGGGTTCTGGCGTTGGCAGTGATGTATCTGTCGGTTCTGGCATTGGCATTGCAGTTTGACTAGGCGTTGGCTCTGGGTTCAGGCTTGGTACAACGCTTGCAGTCGGTTCAGGCTCTGGAGTTTGTGTCGGTACTGGCGTAGGTATAACAGGCGCATCAGTAAATGAACTTGGTACTGGTGCAGGCGGTACTTCTATTGGCACTCCACCGTTCACATCAAAAGCAGCTTCAATAGGTACGACTGCTTGACCTTGTTCAAAGCGAATACCCCGGCGCAAGTTATTAGGCAACCAACCAAAGGTGACGATCTCGCCATGCCAGCCACCGTCATCAGCGCGGTTAATCACTAGACGTATTTGAGTTAGTTCCCCAGTTGATCGTGGGTACGGTCTAACGCTCCATTCAGCGCAGAATGTGTTAGCAGTTGAGCCGTAGCTTAGATACGCGCCTTCACCAAATGAAACCCAGTCATAACCTGCAACAGATACAGACGGGGTTTGTGGATAGTCCCAGTAGTTGCCGTCAGGTGTTCCAAACGTCATAGTCCCATTCGTTGAAACATAGACGTTGCTGTATTCAGTTGCACCTAGAGCAAGTGAGAATGGCAGATTAGCGTTAAACGCAGAATCGTCATCGCCTGTATAGGTGTAGGTATTGCAGACAACATTGGCCTGAACAGGCGTTGCCAGCATAAAGCCACCAACTAAGAGCGCAGTTACAGCTAGACGTAACCGCTTCATTTACTTCTTGCCGTTAGCCTTACCAAAAGCATCGTTGATTTCTGCTTCATCAAGTTTGCCGTCTGCAATGTAGGCACGCGCTAGACCTTCAAGCACGATAGCCACACCAAGAATCGCAGCCATGCTTGCTGACTTCCACAACTCAACGCCGATGATCGAACCAGCACCGATTGTTCCCATAACAGATGCCACAACTACTGCGACCATACGGGTAATTATGTCTTTGACTTGCTTGCGCTTCAATGTAACTCCAAAAGATTTAAGCGCAGGTTGTTAGAACAAGTTTACAGTGCAGCCACTTCGTCAGCAGTTAGACCAAGTGCAGCCAACTTAGCAAGTGCAGATTCACGCGCTGCAACTTTGGCTTCTGCTTCTGCTTGACGTGCTTCTGCTTCTGCTTGTATTGTTTCGCGTGCAGCAATTTCTTCTACTGTAAGTGAACGTTCTGTTACTTGTCCTGTTTTGCCATCAAATTCTAGGGCAATAAATGTTTCTTCACTCATTAAAATTTAATTCCTGTCAATGTATAAGTGCCAGTTGCAGTTCCTGTTGCTGGGAAAAAAGTAAAGCCGTTGAAATTTGTCATGCCTAAAACAGAGCCGCTATTGTGATAGCCCTGCACATTAGTATCGTCATATCCAACGGTGTGAATATTCATTTGCGTTGCGCTTGGGCGATAAATAGTGGTAACTATTGAACTAAAGTTTGTTGAGTTGTGACTGCCTGCTAAAAATGCAGCACCTGCGTTTTGTGTTCCATACGCACTAGTGCCACCCAAACGTGTACCAGCGTTGCCGCCAGCATAATAGGTTGAACTAGAGTAATCCGTTGTATTTTGTCTACCTCTTAGATATGCATCAGTAGTGTTTGAACCTTTCCACAATAGGTAAAAACGATATGCTTTGTATGTATCTGTCAAAACACTTGAGAGATTTAACGCGCTTACTGTTGTAAAAGTTCCTGATGAAATAAATTGTTCGCCACCTACACCAAGCCAAGATGAACCATTGTAAAGTTCAATATTGTCAATGTCAGAACGATACGAAACCATACCCTCAGACGGTGTAGGAATAGCTGATGAACGTGCAGCCGTACCACCAAAGACCATAACGGATTGCTCCATTAGAAATGTGTTCACATCACTAGCAGTTAATACTTCACCTGCTGTGAATGTCTTTTTACCAGCACCAGCCATTTTGTTTTACTCCTAAAGTTCTATTCTTAGTTTACAGCGCGTTGATTTCATCTTGAGTTAAACCAAGAGCAGCGAGTTTTGCAAGGGCAGATTCACGAGCATCGGCTTTGGCTTGTGCTTCTGCTTCACGTTCTGCGCGTGCTTGTGCGGTTTGTTCTCTGTCTGCAATTTCATCAGCAGTCAAAGGGCGTTGTGTTGTTTCACCAGTTACGGCATCAACTTCTGTTACTTTCGTCATTTTAATCCTTATGAATTTCTATAACCAAAAACGGATACAGTGCCAGTCATTGTGGAAGCACCGGGATAAATTGTAAAACCATCGTATGCAGTTGCAGTTGTATGAATCATTGACAAACCAACGCCATATAAATTGCTACCATCGTAATAATTTCTTTGATTTTGCATAGTAGTTGCTACTGCCAATGCTGGATTTTGTAATTCTGTGACCGAACCAGCCCTGTGAGTGGCATTAACAGTTGAAAGAATTACCTCAGCAACAGCAGAGTTACCAGCAAACGCTAGAACTGAACCCGGTATGTAAGATACATATCCAGATTCAAAATAGTTTGAAGCCGCATTGACTCCTGAAACTCTTAAACGCATAAATATATTCTGTGAACTACTGCCACAACTCATGTTACTCAAAACAATCTTGTATGCCTGATAGGTTGCAGAGAATACATTGTTTATATTTACGCCTGAAGATGCAGAAAAACTTGTTGTATTTAGATGCGCAAAACCAGCACGACCATTGCCATTCAGCAAGTAATCTTCAACGGCTTCAATGGCATCGTTGGCGTTTGCGTGTTGCGTTGAATGTGAAGGCAGGTTCAGCGAATCATTGGCAGTTGGATTCGTAAAGTTGTCCACACTAGTTGGAAAATTAGTTGGCATTGTTCACCTTAGAAAGCAAGTATGTATCCGAATTCTTCTTGTCCATCGTATCGTACAAGGTCATCATCGTACGAAGCAGTGATTGCATCGTATAACGGCAACGCGCCACCTAGTCTGCCGTAGATCGGATCATCCAGAACAATAGGGAAGTCCTGAACCGAACCAAAGTCAAACGTCACAGTATGAGTGTCAATCCCAATGCTGTGCTTAATGCCTGTAACTAAGCCGTATCGCTCAATGGCATCGCCTACGCCGTTAGGGGTAAAGACAATCTTGATTACGTCTTGAATCTCAACGGCTAGAAGTTCAGCCTGATCTGCTGTGTTCTTATCGTGCAGGGTTACTTGCAGACTGCTAAAGCGTAGTTCTGGCTGATCGTAGCGACCAAGCAAGTAATCAGCTAGAACCAGTGAGTCAGCATCGCTAGTTAAAAGCAGACCGTCTAGGGATAAAGTCTGTACGCCGTAGATGTCTTGCGATAGCAAGTTGTCAGCTACCTGTGGCGTTCCACCCTCACGAGTAATTACCACCCGGTTGTATAGGTTCTCTGAGCCGTAGATGACTTGAATGTTGTTGTATCCAACAGACTCAGCGCGTTCATCGTCAGCAAAAATCAGGGTATCTACAAGTGGTGGAATTGTGATGCGGTCACGGAATGTAAGCGCACCAGACTTAGACATAAACAATGCGCCGGGTTCTGTGGACTCCACTAGCTGTAAGTATTGAAGCGCGTTGGTGTTCTCAGCTACGGTGTCTGCTTGCAATGTTTCTTGACCAGTATCAATGTCGCGCTCACCAGCAGGCCAAGCAACTTCAGGGCGGTTCAGAATCGTGTTGATACGCTCGCCAGATAACTGCTCAACGTTTGTAAATGAGTCAATCTGCGTAGCCGATAACTGCAAGAAACCGTCTATGCAGGTAATCGAAGCGTAAGACTTACCGCCTAGCTCGTAGGTTAAATCCCAATCGTCAATGTATCCAGTGAACTGACGGATGCCGTTTGTTTCAATAACGACTTGCTTGCGTGGCAGAATCTGGGAACGGTACGGGCTGTTCTCATAGAACGGGTCAAAGGTTCTATCGTCATTGTGCAGGGTAACTGATGCGTTGCCTGCGGTGTAGCGGTCTAACTCCCGTGACTTGCCACGAGAAATAGAAGCACTAGCGACATAGTTAGTAACATCAACCAGAACATCGCCACCAAGAACGTACTGGCTATCAAGAACGCCGCGCAACGGGTCATCGAGAGCAAAGAACGAACCACCTGATGCTGTGAGGTCAAAGGCAATGTAGACCTTAGTTTGTGGGTTAGACATTTACGCGCTCGCAAATACCGGGCCACTGGCACGCTCGTATCTCTTAATGGCATCTACAATTTCACGACCAATAGAAGCACCGTCTGCGCCCATACCTGCGTTCACGGTTAGGTTGATTGTGTTGCCCATACCTGCATTGCGACCTGATAACGGCACAACAGCTTCAGGCCCGGCTTCACCGATAAGTGCAAGCGTTGGCCCGGTAACAATGCCACCCTTAGCAAAGGCAGGGACTTCAACTCCAAGAGATGCAGCAAGGGCTTCAATGTCTTTGCGTTCACCAGCACTGATCTTTGTGCCCTTTTTGGACTTCTTGCTTCTAGCCTTTTCGATTGCCTTATTGACTTGATCTATGCCAGCCTGATTTACGATTGTGCCAGTTGCAGAAATGCTAAACCCAGCAGCAGCGATAGCCGCCTTGACACCTTCAACTAATGCTTCACCTGATGTAACGCCTGCTTGATAGAACTGAGTAGCAGCAGATTCACCAACGGCATCAGCTACGGATTGTGTGGCACTAACTAAAGTATTGACTTGATCTACTACGGTTGCGCCACCGGCAATGATTTCATCTGCAATCTTTATGCCTGCATCTGCACCAGCCGATAGCACCTGACTAATGGCAGATTCAGACAGACCCATTGCTAGTAACTGCCTGACCTTAGTTCCAAAGTCAGCAGCCTTAGCAGCTTGAGCAACAAGGTTCTCTAAGAATGTTCCAGTTTCTGCACCAGCAGCAGAAGTGAAACTTAAGACTGAGGTAATAGAACTTGAAACTGAACGAGCATAGTCAGAGAACTTAGCCTTTGCTTCATTCAAGATCGCGCCAGCATTGCTTAGGGCTTCAGTTAATTTAGCAATCTTTTCAGCAGCGTTCTTGCTTGCACCACCAACAGATTTGCCAGCCTTGCCACCGCCACCACCGGGAGCGTCAATCGCTTCAGCTAGTGATTGTGCTTCAGCAGCAATAGCCGAAAGATTAGTTTGTTCTTCTTTTAACTTATTGCTGAAATTAGTAAAGCCAGCAGCAGCTGAATCAACAGTTGAAACTAAGCCACTAAAGTTCAAGGTGAGTTCATTTATCTTTGGGTTCTTTAAGATGCCTGTGAATAAGGCATTGTAGCCCTTGATGAATCCGTTAATTACAAAGATAAAAGCGTTGCCAACTTTAGATAGACCAACTGCAATAGTTCTAAAGACCTTGAGAGTAGCTTCACCCCAAGTCATAGTGGCATCAGTGCCTTTGACCATAGCCGTTACAATTCCCAAAATAACCAGAGGAATCAACACAACTCTTTTAGTTAAAACTTGGAACGCAGTTGCTAACCCATTAACCATCTTGATCATGTAACCAACGGCGATCATTGCCGGGCCAAGTGCAGCAGCAAAGAAACCAATTTGTACGCCTGTAACAATGGCGTTAGGTGAAAGAGTCTTAAAGGCTTCGATGAACTTCTGCATCTGTGGCAATACCTGATTACGGATAACGCCGACCACGTTGATCATAATAGGCATGAACACTGCGCCGAATGTTCCAGATAAGTCCTCAACCTGTGCAGCCAAGAATTTCTTTTGATTAGCAAGACCGCCAGCAGTACGCGCTACGTCACCCTGCTGAAGTGCAGTATCTCTAAGAATCAAAGCGTAAGCAGCCTGTGACTTTTGTGCCACAGTTAAAACGCCTTGACCGTCATAAATCTTTAGGTTCAATGCTTCTTGACGTAGGCGCACATCGTTAAGAGCTACACCAAATCGCTTTAGTGGTTCTGTTTCCCCGGATAGACCAGATCGCAAAGCAGTCAATGCTTCTTCGATAGGTACGTTATTGAACGATGCCATGTCAGCAGCAAGTTCGACAAGTTTCCTAGACATCTTTGCGGCTTCAACTTCACCAATGCCAAAGGCTTGGAATAAGTTGCCATAAGTTCCAGCAGCTTCTAAGGCTGAACGTGCAGAAACGCCAAAGGATGCAGACATTGTTTTAGACCAAGCAGTAACAGTGGCAGCCTGTGACTTGAAAACAGCATTTACCTTTGACTGTGCTTCGCCCAAATTAGATGCATCGTTAATTGACTTGTTAATAACAACGGCAGCACCAGCCAGAGGAACGCTGATGCTTTTAGTTAAAGATTGCCCAGTGCTTGTCAGGCTAGTTGATAACTTACCTGCTGATCTTTGTAGCTTTTGAATTGAGTTAGTCAGGTCAGTGGTGTTGCCAGTAAATTTGACTTCAAAATTCTTGCTTGCGGTGTTTGCCACTAAAACTCCTAAGTGGCAGAAGTACCTGCCATCAACTCCAAGAACTCTCGGCGTATGTCCTGCCGTATTTCTTTCTGACTCATACCATTGTACCTAGACAAATCTAAGTCTTGAAATTCTATTTCACACTTCTGGCATCTCTTAGTAAGAGTGCAGGTACAAGCCCAGTAATCGGTCTGACGGTTTGACTCACGCCTTGTGGTGTTTACAGGTGGTCTATCTGAGTAGCGATGCTCAGGTGCTTGCATAATCTCGCCATGTCCACGCAAGGTATGAAACACGGAATCAGGTGCGTGCTGTGGTGCGAAGAAAATACGGGCAGGGTCGCTGGTCTGTGGGTCACCAACAATGTCTAGGAACTCGTGCATCTGCTTCCAGACTGAATACCACTGGTGGCTAGGTACAGGTTCATCAAAAGGAATTACAATGTGCCAGTGCTGGTCATCTTCCTTATGGCTGTAAGTCGTGTAGGCAATGTATTCATAGCCTTGCAGTTTGTCTAACGTATTGGCTAAGGCTTCGCCGTCAAGGTCAGCAACAAAGGCATTGATCTCTATGACGTTCTTATTGCCACGATAACCGTTCTCAACGTAGGTAACTGGGCTGTATAGATAGCCCTTGTACTTATCCTCACGGCAGGCGTGATGCGAAAGTAGCTGAACAAAGTCAGCCCACGATTCGGCATAAGGCTTTGGCTTGTTGTCTTTGACAGACCACCACTTGACTGCGTACATACTCCAGAGGTTAGCAGATGTTATACGCTAAATCAACTACATTCTTTCAAGCCGTTTTGTTATGGAATCTAGGGCTTTTATGTATTCAGAGTTGATCTTTGGAGCCATAGCTTCGATAGTAGGCCAGAACCAATAACCCCGGTTTCCGTTGCCTAATTTAGGCGATCTGCGTGGGAATTGGCGCAGGCGGTCAGAACCAAATTCAGAGCCAAAGAATACATCGCCACGAGTAACCTTCTGCTTACGCTTGCGATTAGGTCTGCTCTTAGATACAAACCCACCAGAAGCGTTTAACTTGATAACCGGGATACGGTCTGGTCTAGCTCTAAAACCCTTGGCAGCTTCCATTGCCTGACGTGGATTATCAGCGTAAGTTGCATGTGTTTGAACCTCTGTAACCACTTGACCAATCAAGGCAACAGATGCTTTACGAATCTCTTGGTTAAACATAGGGTCAGCAGCAGCGGCACGCTTAAGGAATTCTGGCAAGCCAACTATTTGAACTTGAATCTCTGTGCCACGATGGGGTACTAATGAAGCACCACCAGCGCGACCAGTTAGTAACTGACTAGATGCCATAACTACCCCTGACTATTTCGCCAACGCAGGTACATACCCATAGTGAAAAGCATACGCTCAGACTCTTCCATTAAAACTGATGGAGCAATACCAGTTTCACATGAAAGATAAGCCAAGTACCAGTGTTGGGATGAGTCACCCAACCCGATTATTTTGGGCTTTCTTCGCTCGCTTCAATTTCTTCAACTTCATCACACCAATCTTCAAACGTCTTGTTGGTGTTACCTTGACGTTCTAACCAGTGCCATGCCAGCCACAACATGTCAGTAATAAAAAAGTTGGTGCTAAGAGAAGTGATACTTTTGCTGAACTTGTCCTCAAATGCCACAAGATCACGCGCAGTAGCAGATACTTCTTTAACTGACTTATCGTTAAAAGTAACGCGCAGGTTGATCTTCATGAGTTATGCCGTAGCCCGTGTGACTGTGCCAGATACAGGCCAAGTAACAGACAAGGTTGCGATATCGCCAACGCTTGATGCAAATGGTGAGTAGCTGTTTACCAAGCAAGTTGCTGTGTATGAAGGGTTGGTTGCAGTAACAGAACCAGAAGTTGGAACGATTACAACGGTAGCCAAAGTGTTAAGCAATGGGTACAGAGTTGCATCTACTGAGGATGAACCAAAGTCCTGCATGAACTGAAGTGTTAAAGAACCGGACTTTAGACCGCCGATACGGGTGCGCCATTCGCCACCGAAAGCAGTTGTTTCTAGATCGTCTGATTCAATAGACAGCTCAACGCTGTTTAAGTTTGTAGAGAAGTTAGTACCGTTTACAGTTACCTTGTAATCAGTGGCGGCAAATTTAGCCATTGTGTGTTGCTCCCTTAGTCTGCGTAGCAGAGAACTAAAAACTCTGCTGCTAAATAGTTTACTTCACCGACAGCGATACTCGCATAAGCTCTCATATCGGTAACTCTTAAATCATACACTTTCCCACCAAGTGTCTTATCTCGCTCAATGGCTAACTTGATGCTGGATGCACCAGTGCTAGAACAGAACGCATCTATGGCATTTTGGGCTGACCGTTCAGCTACGCGACCAACAAGAACCACAACTGTAAAGGTGTAGGTCTGCATTCCACGCTGAAACGTATCGTCATAGGCAATCGAGTCAGGCTGCACAATGGCAATCGGTGGACTTGGATTGTCAGGCATAACGGCTGCTGTGCGTAGCCCGGTAATGCTGGCAAGGTTAGTGGCAATCCCTGTGCGGATTTCAGATAGTGAAGCCATTAGGCAAAGTTTCTCAATCGGCGGTAAGGCGCGACAAGTTGCGCAACGTCTGGGTCAATGTCGCGTGTAACTGAAATGGCTCCAAGATCGCCAAAGCCTGCAACACCAAGCGGCGAATCTAAACGCTTAAAGATACGGCTTGCCTGAATGATGCAAGCCTGAGTGATAGCGATTGGCACAGATGCCCAACCGAATACGGCAGTGACTTTAACTAGAGCCTGATCTGCTTCTACCGGGAACAAGTAATTTTCAACAGCGCGAATGCGTGTGTATGGAACAGCAAGCCCGTCTACGTTTCCGTTAAGCGGTTCTAGCTGATAATCACCAACAGCCCAAGTCGTATCAAAGACACCATCGCCACCAGATGAAGTTTCAAGAGTTAGGGCAGTTCCAGAAATGTCATCTATTTGAGTAATAAAAGAATCTTCTGCTGCGTAGTAGCGCGTGGCTGTACCTGTTGAGTAGAAGTAACGCCCAGCGTGACCGTCAATGGCTCTGGATGCAGACTCAACAGCCATCTCTAGCAATGAGTCATCTACGTTGTCAGAAATGCGTAAAGCCGATTTCACCTGTGCAAGTGTGGCGTAGCCGTTTGTGATTGCCAATGGAAACTCCTAAGTCTAGGTCTATTCTACTTGCGTTCTGCTAATGCCCTACGGATACCTTCACGCAAACTAATCTGAGGTTTGAAGTAATGATGCGACTGATAAGGATTACCCACACGATACTGAACCCCAACTGGCGCAGTAAGGATGTGGTTAAAGATTGGCTTGATTCCTGCTTCCTCACAGACCATAGAAGCCAAGTCATTAAAGCTAGTAGGTACGCCTGAGCATAGATTCCAAGTACCGTCATACCCAGTCTGAACGTGCCAAAGCACAGCTTGAACAATGTCCTCAATGTGTATGAAGTCGCGTACCTGCTCACCGTCACCCCAAATGTCAAAGACTTCTACCCCGGCTAGAGCGCGGTCAATGAAACTAGGAAACGGGTAATCAGCATCTTGGTCTGAGCCGTAGCCGCTAAACGGTCTGAAGATAAACATCTTGGAATCAGTTACAAATTGGGCAAGGTACTCCCCGGTTAATTTTGCCCAGCCATAAGTTAGATCAGGATTACTAACTGCATCTAGGCGAATGTCTGACTCTGCTAAACGGTATCTGTGTTCTGGCTTTTGTAGCTCGATTGGGTAAGCAGCAGAACTAGAGAAGTAGACCACGTTTTTAGGCTTAGTCTTTTGCACCCAGTTAAAGAACTCTGCATCTATGGATAAGTCTGTGGCTACGCTTAGTGGCTCACCTTCGATAGTTGCGCGACCACCAACAATGGCGGCTAGATGAATTACTAGATCAAACTGTTCTTCGTTGCGCTTAAAGAAATCTCGGCAATCGTGTCCGTCTTTTAAGTCAATGCCCCTAATCTTGCTATTAGGTAAAGCCTTTACAAAGTTACGACCAACAAAGCCCTTATGCCCAGTGATAAGTATGTTCATTACCAAGCCTTTACGTTCTCAACATCGTTAGCAAATTCAGTGGCAAGGTACTCAGTAAAAATAGCCTGATCGCCGTTGTGCATCTCTGGGTTATTTACAGCTGCGTATCTGTCATCGTGTTCAGCCTTGCCGTTTGTGTAGTGCAAGTGTTCAATGATTACATCTGGCAAGTAGTTCACGTTCTCTAAAGCGTGACCCATTGCAAGCCAGTAGTTGTCTAGGAACAAATGCTTTAGGGCTGGCGGTGACATAAATCCAGTAGCCCTAATGATCTTGCTAGACATAACTACGGCAGTTGGCAGGTTCTCGCCTTGCAGTAAATCGTTACCGTAAGCAATGCCGGGCTGATCGCCAATGGCTTCTGCAAGTTTCGTATCCCAGCCACCAGTGCGCGGTAGGTGGTCATCACCCATAAAGCAGATGTAGTCATAGTCAGGCGCAAACCATAAAGCCCAGTGGTTAAGAGTGCCGTTCATTCCCATTCGATTAGCAATGCAGACTTTGACGTTATCTAGCCCAGCCGTTTCTGCCATAAGTCCGTTATAGGTTTTCACGTCATCTGCATCTATTGCAAAGACAACTTCTGTAAAGTCTGCCGTTGCGTTAATAGCTTCAAACAAACGAATCGCATTATCGTTGCGACCACGAGTAGGAATAATCGTAAGCATTCTCATTGTTGTACCAATCTCCAGAAGGTGTCCCCGGCTTTATCTATCATGTGTCTTAAGTGATCTGCATCTTGCCAATCTTCAACTGACGTAATGCCTACGTTCTCGTTAGTGTGAATCCTGCAACCTGAAAGTACGGCTTCCATAACTGCGCGACATTCAGACTCAAACGCTAACGGTAAATGCACAAACCATTCACACCTTGCCATAGCATCTAGGACTTGTTCACGCGGTACATCTGTAAGAGCCTTGAACTCATAACCTGCCTGCGCTGCCCAAAGTTCTGCTTTAAGTCTGCCTTTAAGTGGGTGGTTACGCGCTGCCCATAATGCAAACGGTTTCTTGTCCATGTGGTCATAGCACTTAGAAGTATCAAAGTAACTAAGAACCTGAGCAGTCTTGCGTGGCTTTGACCATTGCAACTCTCTGCGCATGTGTGCTGGCGTATGGGTTACGAATAAGCGACTGCCTGCAATCAAAGCTAGAAGCCCTGCGCGTGGTGTCTGTAAGTGATGCACAAATACGAACGGGTCATGCTTGCTTAATTCGTATAACTGAACATCTGAGAACGCATCTGTGCCAGTGACTATGACTGAATCAAATTGACTAGGTTCATACACATCGAATGTGTACGGCGTGACAATCTGTATCTCAAAGCCCAAAGGTGCTTGCAAGCGGTATTCGTAGTCTGACATTTCTGCGCCACCTGCGAACTGCCCACTGAATAGCCCTGTGGGACTCACAGAAGCACCGTGAGCCACTTTAGGGTCATTCTCTATGTGATGTGTATACCAGCCTATCTTCACGCTCTACATCCGTTCTAGGGCTTTGGACTCCAGAACCTTTAGTGCAGGTTTCCAGTGTTCCTCAAAGACCGTGTCTGCGTTATACGCCTTAGCAAACTCCTGTGCCTTTTCTGACCTGCCACGACCACGCTGGTACGCCTGCTCTAGCGCATCGACAATGCTCGGAACGCTAGGCATGTGAAACCAACTGGCCTGCGGTGCATCCCATAGTGGCTGGCCTTCAATTAACCACCCGTCACCCAGTAGCTCGCTTGAAGCCGCAAAGTCAGAAACGATAACTGGCGTGCCACAGGCTTGCGCTTCGATTGTAGGAATACCAAACCCTTCGCCGTATGAGGTAGCAAGTAGCACATCCATAGCTGTGTAGATCGTCGCTAGGGTCTGCTGTTCAATTCCTGTGCGATAGGTGTAGGGATCAACAAACCTAAACTTTTCCTCTGGTACTCCACAGGACTGAAGCAGTTGCATTAACTTGATTCCACCGAGTGCGCCTAGCTGATCGGTGTGCAGATAGAGAACTACATCATCGTGCTGCTGGGCAAACATAGAAAACGCCAAAATGTTCTCACCGAATGCTTTGCGGTTAGGGCTAACGCCCTTATTAGCGGCGTTCATCCCGACAACAAACTTATCTTCGTCGATGCCTATGTAGTCACGCCCAGTAGTTCCCTTGTGTCGTTTCATTGGCTTAAAGACTGACTCGATACCGTGTGGCACATAAAGGGATTCGATACCTACGTTCTCAATCATTGCCTGACCGTATTGGCTCATGGCCACAGGAGTTACAAAGTCATTTCGCAACCACTTAGTTACTTCTGGGGGTGCAGGAATGTGATCAACCGGAACCCAAGAAGCTACGTTCCAGTCGCTCCACCTTTCCCCTTTGAATACCCAGACGTCATATAGCGTGAAAAGAATGTGCGGTTGCTTTGGATGGCGCGAAGTCCAGTCGTGCATATGTGCTGGAACTACGTCGTTTGAGTAAAGGTCTGCGCCACGTTGATAAACGGGCATCCCTTCCCAATCGGTGTTAGAACCTTCTAGTCCGTAGTTGTTAAAGATTGCAACATCGTGACCTAGTGCTTTGAGTCGTTGAGTGACTTGCGCTGTTTGTGTGCCGTAACCAGTCGCAGCCCACGGCGCGTTAGAGTTCCAGCCAATACATAGGGGTTTAGACACAGGTAGTCCTTTGATCGCAGGTAGTCAAACCTTAACCTAAAACCTGCTGAAATAAAAGCAGAACCCCACCAAGCCTGCGCTCCCGGTGGGGTTCTACGTTTTGGGGTGCTATTACTAGCTGGCTGCACCTGCAAAGTACTTCACATGTGAAGTCTGAATTAGGTTGCCGTCAACGCGCATAGTCGCTCTGAACGTGATCAAGTCGTTCTGGAAGGCATAGTCATCCGAACGATCTAGACGTAGTCCACCAACGGTGCGTGCGAAGTAGCTTGGAAGGTGTCCGAAGATAACCGACTTTGCACTTGTTGCTGGTGCTGCCATTGCTGGGTTCTCAAAGATTGGGTAACCAAGCAATAGATCGCGTGCATCAGCAGATAGGGATGGGCTGAACAAGTACTGTCCTGCTGAATCCTTTAGCTTACGAACAGCAGCGATTGACTGAGCGTTCATCTGCCATCCTGTACCCGGAAGGGTGCGACCTGCGGTGTCTACTGAGTAAACCAAGTCAATTAGGTTGTCAGCAGTGAATGCGCCAGATACGCCAGTTCCACCAGTGATGCCTGAACCTGCAGCAGTTACGATACCTGTTGGCTGTACTGTTCCAGTTCCAGTTGTTAGTGCGCCATTGACTGCGTAGCCAAGAGCGTTACCTGTTTGCTGTGCAAGGAATCCAAGAATGTCCACGCCTGCATCTTCAACCATTTCACGGCTGATCTGAGTTAGGAATGAGTACTTGTAAGCACCAAGTGTCTTGAATGCGTTGAATGTTGGATCGCTTTCACCGATTGCAGCGGCTTCAGCAGATACTGTACCTGTGCTGTAAGCAGACAAGCTAGGAATCTGAAGGTTTTCGCCACCAGCGGTGTTAAGGATTGTTGATGTTTCTAGCATCGGGCCAACGAACCGGGCTAGTTCAATTACGCGATCATAAAATGATGTCGGGATCGGAGCTCCCGTACTTCCCTTGGTCAGGTCGCGCTTCTCGAACGAGTGGGAACGAATCTCACCGCGTGCTAGGGAACGGATAAGTTCAGCTTCGTTGATTTCTGGAACAGATGCAACGGCTGGCTTAACTTGTGCTTCAAAACCCTTCATGGCTTCAGCAGCGCGTTCTTCGCGTTCTGCTTGTGCCTTCATGGTTTCCATTGCTGCTGAACGCTGATCAAGGTCTGCCATGATGCGGTCATAGGTTTGGTTTTCTTCTGCGGATAGATCGCGCTTTTCAGCTGCTGCTGAGTCGAGAAGAGCCTTTGCTTCTTCCCAAGCCTTTGCGCGTGCTTCCGCTTGCTGACGGATGTAGTCAGACATAGTGGACTCCTAAAGTCTTAGATTGGATTGGGTCTAACAATTCTGCGTGGCTCCACGACAGATAAGCGCAACGGTGGCTCCACGCAATCGCACACTCTAATTATGGCACAAATAAAAACAGACCTACACCCTTCCCCTGATGTAGGTCTGTCTTGAGAAAGTTTAGAACGCTTTTAGCATTAGGTCAAGTTGCTTGCGCTTGATCTCTAGCAGTTCCATTTCATTTGGCTTGTCAGCACGCAACTTAGAAACAACCTCGCTGATTAAGTCTGCGTGATCTGGCTCTAGCGTTTCGCCTGCTTCTAGCCGGGTGATTGCATCGCTTAGAGCATCTACGTCAACAGCAGTACGGGTTGCAAGAATGTCTAAAGAACGAACGCTTGCGGTTGTAGCTTCATAGGCAGGGAATCCAGTAACAATAGAAACCTCATGCAAACGCACCTGATGAAGTTCACGGGTTGCGCCGTCTTGACTCCACTTGTCACCCTTTGGTGGAACGCTGAAACCAAATGACATAGAGCTAACATCGCCACGCTTCATAAGAACCGATAGGTCGCGCCCTGCGCTAGTGTCTGGCAATTCAGCCTGAGCAAGTAGACCGCGTGAATCCTCAGTAAGTTTCAAAGTTCCTGCGCGTGTAGAACCTAGAACAACGTCTGTGTTGTGGTTCATGAATAACTTGATTTCGTTGCGTGACTTTAGAGAACGCTTGAATGCGCCTTCCTTAATTACCTCAGTGAAAGGTAGTGGTTCAGAAGGTGAATTGAATACGGCTGCGTAGCCTGTAAAACTCATGCCATCGCTGGATGCTTCGCCATTGCGAACGTCAAACTCAACGGTATTAACGCGGCGTTCTACTTGGGTTGTCATTTGTTGCCTTTCGTCTTTGTTTAAGTTTAGCGCGATTGACTTCCATTTATCGTTTTGCAAAGTGTTGCGATCTTCTTCTTGTGCGCGAATGCGCTCAACTACTCGCTCTGCGTACTCCATAGTTCTGCGAGCTTGCGTTTTAGTTGCGCCAGAACCCCACAGAAAGTGAGCCACAACGCCTGCACTTGGATAGTTATCATTAGAAGGATTAGCAGCAGGAGCTTCCAGATCAGGCAAATGGCGAGCAATCCAAGCAGCAATACGAATCCACTTCTCATCTGAAACCTTGCCTTCTGCCATTAGTCGTGCTTCGCGCACAGTCTTTTCAGTTAGACCGTCACCGGCTTTACCGTCTGCATAGAACTCTAGACCGCGCCTTGCAGCAGCACGCATGAAGTTAGGCGCATCTTGATTTACTGCACGAACTAAATCGTCTAGATCATCCTCAATGTCATCTTCATCTTCCATGTCATCGTCAGACTGCCAAGCGTTGCAGTAGTAACCGCCATCAACAAATTCATCCCACTTACGGCAATAAGCCTTAGTGCCATCATCATTAACAACGTCATCGTCATAAAAGAAACAGTTGCCACAGGCACGACCTTCTGGAACATCCTGCGCTAGTGCTGGTCTGTAATTATCAGGCAAAGCACGCTCACCGCCGGGTTCCATGTCCTCAGCTATTGAAACGGCAACCATTTGGTCTATTGCATCCTGCTTAGTTGTATGGCATCCAATAATTTCGCCATCATCTTTGATAGTTGCCCAGCCTGAGCAACCCTGCGCTTTATCTGTTATGAAGTATGGCATTAGTCCTGCTTAACTACTAGCACTTGAATTTCAACTCCGCTTGTATCAGCTACCGCCCAAAGATCATCACCCGGGCCAATAGTAATCATTGAAGTTTGAGTTGCCACAGCGTGAATACCTGTTGAAGTTGTAACACCAGAATTGCCAATGTAGATTTCACTATTCTGTGAGTGTTCGTGATTGTGAATGCAAACGTGCTGATTCATGCGATCAGGTGGCACTATCTGGTGCGGCGTGTTTGCAGTTAGTGTGAATTGCGCTGTTGAGATTGGCATTAAAATCCTTAGAGCATGAGAAGCAGTTCTGCTTCATCTTCTAGTATTGACCATTCTACTTGCGCTTGAACGCTAACAAAGAATGCTGGAGTTAGTGTGGATGTTGTTGCCGTGATCGTTGCAGGAACTTTAACAGGTCGCGCTGGTGGCGTTTCTACGATTACAGGTGTTGGTGGCTGTGGTACTGGCTCAACCCTTGGCTGGCGTAACGGCGGTGCAGGGTATGGGCGATTAGAGCCGTAGCCGGGTATCTCAGGTTCTGGCGGTGTTGGCGGTATAACAGTTGCAGTAGCCGTAGCTTCTAGCGTTCCAAGAGAACCCATAAATACGGGTTTGATTGTTGGCGTTGTAGTTGCTGTTGCTAGTAACTCGCCTAGAACCGCTTGTGCCGTCGCAACGTGCGTAACGGTTGCCTGAACTACGTTAGCAAGATCACCAAGCGGAGCATCAAAAGTTGGCAGAATTTGTGGAATAGTTGAAGCTGTGGAATTCATAGACCCTAGCGATGCAGCCGATGAAACTAAATGGCCAACTGAGGAACTGCTAGAACTGGTCAATGCGCCTAAAGCAGATGCAGCAGAAACCACAACATTTGGCGTAGATGCAATGCTTGCGCTTAAACCATTGAGATTAGCTGAACTACTTGCTAACTGATTAAACGTGCCGTCATAGGTTGATACCGCTGAGTCATAAACCAAGTCATTTGCGTTATACGCAGACTTGCCACCTACGGCAGATGAATCTAAGGCGCGTTGGTCTAAGACCATTTGCGCAAGTCGCGCTAAACGGTCAGCGTTTAACTGAAAGTCATTGAGTTCTGACGAACCCATAACTTAGCTCGCTACGGTCAGGGATGTTACGAAAGAACCAGAAGTGATCGTGTAGGTATCGCCTGCGGTGTAAGGGTTACCTGTGATAGTTCCAGAGAATAAGAAACTGCCAGCATCTAAGGAATCCCAAGCGGTAAAGAAAGTTGCATCTTGACTGCCACTGATGTTTGTCCAAGTTACGTCAGCATCAGAAGCAATAGAACCAGCAGATGCGCCAGCAAAGGAAACAGCCTTGCGAGTTGTTTCAGTAGCAGCATTGGCTGTGCCTGCTGAGCCGGGATCGCCAACGTGTAATTTTACATAGACATTGGTTACGGCGTATGCAGTGTTATTGCCTAAAGCGTTAAGCAAACTGTTTGCTAGATACGCGCTCATTCCAGTTGCCATTAGCCCTCAACTCTTTCAATGATGTTTACAATGTGTCCGTTATCGTCACGCTCAACGGTGCGAATAGTTGTCTTTTGTGCAGGTGCTTCAACCGTAACGTTAGGCGGTGCAACGTTGATAATCGCTGGCGGTACGTTTACAACTGTTTCAGGCATTTGAACGTTTACGTCATGCGTGCGCTGAACGTCATAGACAGACTCTGGATTTTCAGGGTCAATCTGTGTGATACCTTGCAACATAACGCTTGGAACGCCAGTGTGTTCTATTGCTGGTAAGCCCAAAGCAGCAAGCACAGAAGAAGGATTGAAACCAGTAGTAATAAGCCTTTGAGCCATAAGAACTTTGCGGTCAGTTTCAACGAGTGCAGCAGCAGCCAAATCCACATTAGCCAAAGGCACGCGATAAACGTCACCACCTTCAACAGGTCGTAAGTCCTCAAAACGTCTAATGTCATTAACACTTAAGAATCCTGCTTGTGAACCGATTGAGTACCCGTTCATTCTAGTAGCGAAGTCACCGCGTAGTAAGCCGTCTACGTTGAAGCGAATAAATGCACCGTCAGGCAGAAGTGCGCTGTAAGCATCTTCAATCTTTGCAACGTATGGGCGTAGCGTATGAGTTACGAAGTTAATGTTGTTTTGCTCAACGGAAGCATAAGACATTGCACCCGGTGTAGTAACGCCGATCATGTGTGGTGGAACGCGGAAGATACGAGCTACTTCTTCAATGGCTAACTTACGGCTATCAAGCATCTGAGCTTCGTCAGGGTTTACGCCAGTGCGTACAAACTTTGCGCCACCTGTTAGCAGACCAGTCTTGTGCGCTTTCTTGTAACCCTTATGGCGTGAGTCGAAGCCGTCAATTAGTTGCTTAGCCTGTTCGCTGTTTAGTCCCATAGGGGTTTCGATAATTCCAGAGGTAGTTGCGCCCTGACCAAAGAAACGTGCTGCAAAAGATTGCAATGCGCTAGATAGACCTAGATTGTCTTTTAGCTCTGTAACCCTAGACATACCGCGTAGTTCGCCAGCCTTGCGCATCTCTGTAATGTGAAGCATGTCTTGCTTACTGACTGCGCCTTGCATGTTTTCGTCAATGATGTATTCGACTTCGCGTGTGATCTTGTTGCGAGTAACGCGCACACGGTATGGGTCAATTACAACTAGGTTAATTACTTGACCTGAGTTATCGCGGAACACACGCACAAAAGCGTTGCCGTCTAGCAGTAAGGAAATTAGAACCTGTTGGTAATGCTCTGAACGTAATAGGTCTACATCTGGTCGCTGAATCCATGCAGGCTGTGGCCGATAAGGTACGCGGTCACCGTCACGGCGAATGAATGAATCTACTGGCAAGGTAGAGATAGTGTCAGAGATTAAAAGCACGCAAGAGTAAAAGGCATTGATCTTCATTGCCTGAATTTGATCTATGTTTGTACCGGCTTCAGTTGTGAATGCGAATGAATCGCCAGCACCCCAGATAGATTGAAAACTTATGGCGCGTTCTTCCTTTGCGCCACCTGTTAGATTGCCAAGCATTACTGACCCTTCTCAATCGCAATACCGATAAGCAAGCAAGATGCACCAGCAGCGACAATACCTAATGGCAGGATAAACAAACCAAGTCCTATTGAGATTGTTGCTAGACCTACAACTTGCAGGATAGTTGGGATCAACGCAAACTCCTAGAAACTAAAGAACTGGGGTACAACGGGTTCTTCTCTTGAAACAGTTGCCCTATCAAATCCTATGATACTAGCAACTGCCGCATCTATCTTTCGTGGCGAGCCGCGATGCTCTTTAACAATTCGTGGCCCTAGGCGATCTGTCTTAACTACTGCGTTTTGTAGGTGTCTGAGTAATAGCGGATTACCGTCATGTGTCAGCTTGTTAGATACAACTGCATCATAGAATTTGGCACAGGCTGGAACCATGCGAGCAGGTGAAGTAGACGGCCATTCAACAATCGGGAATCCTGCTTCATCTAAGACCTGCATTGTGCGTTGCCAACGGAATGGATCACAGGCTATCTCTTTGACGTTGTGAGTTGAGCAGAATTCAATGATTGTATTTTCTACATCCAGAATGTCTACGCGCCATTCATCATCATCTTCAGGTTGTTTTTCCCAAGCCTTGACCATAAAGACATAGGGCTGTTCTTCTACGGTTACGCCAATGATTACGGAAGCGTCACCGCTAAACGAACCGTCAAAACCTAAGACCACTGGTGTATCTGGCAGAATCTCACGCTGAATCTCTAGCTGTTCCCAAGCACCGTTAGGTAGCCAAGCGGTCTGGCTACTTACCCACTGATTGCAACGCTTAGTTCTAAACTCTGCTTCTGGGGTTCGCTTAACCATAGCTTCAAAATCTTTAGGGTCATTCAAATCGCCATAGGCAGGATTAGCATCTTTCCAAGTTTGCTCTAAGTGGTGATCTGCATCCGCTTGCGCTTCCCACCAAGCCATGAAGAAACTAGGGTCATCTATTTCTTTTTGAGCAACGCGCTTGCCGTACTGATAAAGGTTATACGCGATTGAGTCTTGTCCAGATGAATCTGCTTTTACCCCGGCAGTAGTTACACCAATAAGCATTGGCTCACGTCTAGCACCCATACCAAGTTGCATAACGTCAAACAGTTCACGATTAGGCGCGGCGTGTAGTTCGTCAAAGATAACCATTGTTGGCGATAAGCCTTCTTTGGTAAATGATTCACTAGATAGAACGCGATACACAGACCCAGTAGCAGGGACTTCAATAGCATCACGGTAGACGTTGCAAAGTTCTTCTAGTTCAGGTTCAGCCTGAATCATTTTCTTAGCATCACCAAAGACAATGCGTGCCTGCTCTTTGTCAGCTGCACAGGAATAAACCTCACCACCATTAGGCCCCATGATTAGCGACCAAAGACCGATGCCAGAACCGATTGCAGACTTGCCGTTCTTTCGAGCCATACCAATTAGCGCGGTGCGGTGTCTAAACTTTCCATCTGCACCTACTGCAAACAGGTGGCGCATGAGTTCGTGTTGCCATGCACGCAGTTGCATCTTGTCACCTGAGTAACCAGCAACAGTTTCCTTAGTCTGAATAGCAAAGGTATCTATGAACTCTGATACTTCCCAGCCACGCGATTTAGTAAGCGCGGCTTTGTTTACAGGAGTCAGCCAAGTTGGTGGCCAAGATTCAATTTTGGCTGGCACGCGACTTCAGCTCCTCTAGCTTTGACTGACGTTTAACTTCAGCCACACCTAGCCGGGAGCGATCTGTTGGGGTGAATCCTAGAAGCGACAAGTTAGCAACTAACTGACGGTCTAGATCGCGCAGGGCTTTTCTTTCGTCTGGTCTGTTGTTTTGTAATACTTGGATTCTAAGGTTACGGCGTTCGTCTAACAACTCGCAAGTCATAAGCAGAATCTCAATGTCGGTCAGTGGGCTTAACCATGTTTGACCCATGCCCCAGATGCGTTCCCAAAGTTCTGTGCCTGCGCTACCTAGTGGGCGGTTAGGTTCTGGAATGTCGTAAGCAGACGGCAACAGCACAAGTTCTTTCTGGTCTGGCAATGTACGTTTGCCGGGGTTGCCAGTCAATCGTTTTTGCTCAATAGGTTTTGGTGGTCTGCCACGCGGAGCCATTGTTTAGTCCTCTAACAGTTGTGCTTCTAGACCAGTTTGTTTTTCTAATCTATCAAGTATGACATCAACGTACTTTGGATCAAGTTCAATTCCAAATCCTTGTTGACCGTTTCTGTCAGCAGCCAACAATGTTGAACCACTGCCTGTAAACACATCTAAAATCTTTGCACCTTTATCAATAAAAGAAACACACCAATCCATAACTGGTGATGGCTTCATCGTCATGTGCTGTTTTTGTTCACCTGACCAATGATGCGAAAGATGCCTGCACTGCTTTCCTAAATTAGTCCAAGCAAGTTCAAATTCAGAGAATGTTCTATCGTCATTTTTCTTGTGCCAGCAAAGCCAGTCATTTGTAACTGGTAACTCATCGGTGAAGTAATTTCCACCCCAGATAATTGCAACTGGTGCTAGATCCAAAATCCATGCAATCGGTGGTTTTGAATTATCCCACTCAGATACGTTGTTATTGATTCTTCCTTTACCTAAACGTGTCCACGAACCTGCTCCAATACCGTATGGAGGATCAGTTACAACTGCGTCAAATGAAGTGTTAAAACGAGCAATTAAACTTAGGTCAGTTGAGTCACCACAAATTACATGGTGCTTACCAACTATCCAATGATCACCTAGCTTTGCTCTTGTAGGTGCATCATCAAAAGATAAAGGTTCTTCATCTTCATCCTGACCTAATGGTGGTTCTAAATTCTCAAAACCTAGTTCTTCAAGTTCCCAACCGTTTGCATCTAACTCAAGCAACTGGTCAGCAAGAACCTTGTCATCCCATTCAGCAAGTTCAGCAGTGCGATTATCTGCAAGTGCAAAGGCGCGTATCTGTTCCCACGACCAACCAACAGGAGTGCGAGCAATTACAATTTCAGTCCAGCCTAAAGACTTCGCAGCTTCAAGCGTGCCGTTGCCAGCAACAACGATTGAGTCAGGCGTTACGCAAATTGGTTTACGTTGCCCAAACTTTTCTAGTGAATGAGCTATTGCCTGCAAGTTCTTGCCGTCATGCTTGCGTGCATTCGCCGGGTCAGGCGTAAGGCTGTTGATGTTTACAGTTTCGATTCGCAGTTCAGTCATGCAAACCAGTCTACGCAAAAACCGCACAAATCCGCCATTTTCCAAAATCGGGAATTTCGCGGAACTGCACACTGTGC